AGCAGGAATGGATGCTGCCGCTCCCATTGCCGCAGCACAAGGTGTGGATGTAAAAGAGCTCAAAGCAATGATGGAGTCAGGTTCAAAAATGCCAATGTCTAAAGGTGAAATAATGAAAAAAGGTGAGGACGCTGTATTATCCAAACTTCAATCAATAGTAGATAAGCGTCGTGCTGCCTCTGCTCCATCTCCCGCTGAATTAGGTATTGGTTCTGGTTTTAAAATGGTAAAAGGAGGTAAAATGTGCCCGATGTGTTCTGGTATGGGACTATATGCTGGAAGTGCCAGTGGTCGTGGTGTTGCTTCTATTGGAGCTCCAGTGCGTGAAACATCCAAGAAGTTTGTTAATTTGTCAAAAAAATTGATGGGTGGAGAGATACAAGCACTACAAAGTCAAGCAGCAGATGCTAACTTTGCGTTTAGATACACATTGCCCCCAAGCTATCAAAGATAATGGGGGTTCGTATATATATAAATATGGTTGTTATTAAATGAAGTTTAAGAATGGGCTTAAATATTAATATATTATATGAAAGTTAATGCTTTCATATCATATTATGCTTTAAAATGCTATCAAATCCTGAATAAAAATATTTTTATTCAGGATTTGATATGCGTTTCAATAAAAAAAGCATATTTAATGCTTAATTATTGATTAATAATACAAATATTAATATGGAAACTACTTATTTTATATAAAATCTACATCTACAGCTTAATTATTGTTTAAATCTACATTCATACGAGCAATGTTCTTCTCCAACCAAGTTTTTATGGCATTCACTATCACTTGGTTTAAACTCAACATAACAAGTTCGGCATAGTATATTACCTTCTGCTTTTGCGTCAATCATCCTTAATTCTGTCGTCGCTCGGCATAACAGTTTATGCTTTAACCAATCTGCTATTTGGCATTTTTCTCCACAATACCACGCTGATTTACATCCAGCACATTTTTTTATAACTTTATTTTTACTTAGTTTTCCTGTTTTATTTTTTCGTTTAACACATACTATGCCACAAGTAAAGCAGGGAACTTCCTTTTGCTTAAAACCAGCTCGTCGGCATATTGTCACTCCAAATATATTTAGTTCCTTCCATAGTTTATCTTTTATTGTTGGATTTAATTTACAAAATATTTCTACGACTTTTGTCAAACGCTCTGCCATTATTGTGACTTCATCTTCGTCTGGATATTTTTGGCGGAGCTCTACAAACTTTTTTCGCAAAAGATTCAGAAAACTGCGCCTGAATATTTCTCCTTTCGTTATATGTAGTGTTCCATCTTCTGCCAACTCTTCAGCCGTTAGTCCATTGGTCGCAATAATGTGCCCTGTGTTTAATTCAATAAACTTGGTGTATTGGATTTCGCTCATTTTACTTATAGTGTATCTTTTTAATCGTCTTACCTTACTTCATAAGCCGAAAAAATATTTCAATTTTTTACTTTTCTATATATTTTTTGGATTCACTAAAAATTATTTTATTTGGACGGGGGGATATTTACATAAATACCCACTCCAGCTCTTTGTGCCTCATATCTTTTTTTACTATTTTCCTTAATCCGCTCCTTGTTATCCTCATAATATTTTCGTTTGAGTTCTTTGTTCTGCTCGTAGTATTCCTTTGCTTTTTTTAATCTGGCTTCTCTATTATCAATATAATTCTTGTGTGCTTCTTCCTTAATCTGTTCTTTTGTAGTATGTGCTTTTTTCAAACCCATATTATCTCCACACTCAACCTTCCAATGTTGCTCCCTCTGCTCTAATTCTCTTTTACTGCCACACGGAAACTCCTCTACAATTATCATTTCAAAGTTCGTCCAGTCACCATTCGCTCTCATAAACTTATACAAAGCTAAATTATATCTGGGGGAACGAATATTAAAATAATCTGACTTATGATGTGCCAGTCTCATTTTAAAATTGCTTGTTGAACCGACATACACAAATGATACACAGGTATCCTTACATACAATTTTATACACAACAGCACGGCTATAATCCTTTTTATTTTCTTCTAAAGCGTCAAACATTCTTTTCTTTAAAGTAAGAAAATAATTAAAATTAAAATATATAACGCAAACTTAATTAAATCCAAAATTAAAATATCTCTTAATATTATAAAATGGATTTAAAAGAAGCAATCAAAAAAGCACGACCCACGTTAAGTGAGAGTTCTATTATCACTTATAATAGCATTTTGAAAAACCTTCACTTGAAAGTGTTTGGAAACAAGGATGTGGATTTAGACAACTTTGAAAATACAGACAAAGTGCTAAAGTATTTGGAAGATTTAGAACCCAACAAACGAAAAACTGTTTTATCTGCTTTAGTTGTTATTAGTAAAGACCAAAAACCTTATCGTTCCCTTATGCTTTCTGACATTAAGGACTACAACCAAGAAATTAGCGAGCAGGAGAAAAGCGAAACACAAAAGGAAAATTGGATTGAGGACGGGCAAGTCCAAGACATTTTTACACGCCTTCAAAAGGAGGCAAACCATTTATACAAAATGGAAACCCTGACGATGAATGAGCTACAGAAAATACAAAACTTTGTTATTGTTGCTCTTTTTCATTTGACACCTCCCAGAAGAGCAAAAGATTATTGCGATTTCAAAATTAAGAGCATAACAGATAAGGATAACTTTTTTGATGAGAAGGCATCGGAACTGGTATTTGTGAGCTACAAGACCGCAAAGTTTTATGGAGTTCAACGGGTTAAGATTGAAAAGCCATTGAAGACCATATTGAAAAAATGGATTTCACACAACCCAAGCGAATACCTTTTATTTGATAGCAACTTACAAAAGCTCACTCCCGTCAAATTGAACCAGCGTCTCAACAAAATCTTTGGCTCGGAAAAAGGGTGCTCGGTAAATCAATTGAGACACTCCTTTTTAACAAACAAATATGGAGACACCATTGCTACCAAGAAGGCAATGGAAAAAGATATGAAAGAGATGGGAACTTCAGTCGCACAAGCAACCACTTACATTAAGAAAGAATAATAATAAATTAATCTAATAATATATTAAATGTCGTATATTATTAGAGATTGGACTAAAAAACAAGCAAACAAACTCGGCTTACAGGTATTTCCAGCTCAAAACGATAAAAACAAAATTGAAGTCTATGACGAGAATGGTCTATATATAGCAAGTGTTGGAGCATTGGGTTCAGGAGACTACGCTCAGTATTTACATATGGAGCAACAAGGAGAGCTTGAGAAAGGGTATGCTGATGAGCGTCGCAGGTTGTATCATTTGAGACACCGTATGGAGAAGGGATGGAACGAACCAATGACTCGCAGTTGGCTCGCAAAAAAACTACTTTGGTAAGCGTTCATAATTATATAAATACTTATTTTCCTATTTTCCTAATTTTCCTATTTTTCAAAAGGTGTCTTACGAGGGGGTGTTTTTATACATACTCTTTGAAATTAGGAAAATTAGGAAAATAGGAAAATGGAAAATAAGTAATTAATTTATATATATACGCTTCCCTTTCATAATGACACTCTTGGAAAGCCCTGCCGCAGAGGCTGCCCTTCCCTCTCGGGGAGCAATGTTATCGTCATCCTCATCGTCATCTCTCCTTCTTTTTCTTAAAATGGCTTCAATGCTATTCTCTTCAAAGCTTCCTCTTTCCAATTCCCTTCTGGTAAGGATTGCCAGTCGTCGTCTTCGTTCTATTATATTGTATAACTCTGGCTGTTCGTTTTGATTTATTTGATTAACTCTATTTTGTAATATTTGTATTACTTGTGTTAGTTGATTGTCATTCATATTACGGAATAATCCAAACAAATCTCTTTCAGAGAAATCATTTGATAAATTGAGTAACAGCTCTTCTATAGCTTGAGGAGACGGGTTTCTCAGTCGTCTAAATCGGGATACATAAAATCTATCCATATATATACAAACGCTATTATTTTTTATAACTGCTCCTACATCTTGGGTCTTTAAGAGCTTCATTATATTTCATTCCGTGCTTGGAAGCATATGCTTTGACGTGCTGAACCCATCTGTTGCCTATTCCGAACCCTGACATTAGCGACGCAGGAGAATAAGCAGGGAAAGATGAATCTGAGATGGATGAGAAGGATGGTATGTTGAATGTTCCTTTTGCCCTTTTCGCTGTCATAAAGATATCCTTCTGGTCTGGTGGCTCTTCATCATCATCATCATCATCATCTTTACGCTTGGGTTGTCTCGGAGGAGGGGATGGCTCACGACGAAGTCGTCTGAGATATTCTCGTAATATATTTCTTCTGTGCGTAATAAGTGCTCGTGTGGCTTGGTTTTGGTTTGCGTTAAACTCATCCGCAAAGGCTCGGTCTATGTCCAAAACTTCACCCCAATACAAATTGTCTAAAACCCGTAGAAATATTGGTTCAGGAATATTTAGCAAATCCAATGGATTATTCATTTCAATATATTATACAAATATTTTATTTTTATGGCAACCCTCTCATTTTTACTTCCACATTTGTTTTTATCATATTTGGATTATTCTCCTGTGACTGCTTATCCTCAGCAAACACATTAATTTCACGACGATGCTTCGGGTCTTTTGCTTGGAAGAACTGCGACAAAATCCATTCATTCTTTTTCCATTCCTTGCTAACATTCAAGTCATCAAACAAATCAATAAAAGTCTCCCCATCTTGATATAAATTGCCTGTTCTAAACTGAGAGCAACTAACAAAATACAAAAATGCCAAGCAATAGAACCCACAGCAGTCTGCCATTAGCGACTGAATATCTTTTTTATTATATGGCAGATAATGTGGTTTCACAAACTTTTTCACATCTTCCGCTGGAGGAGCACCAAAGCTGTCAAAATACAAAGGTTGAATATGTCCGTCTTTTGACTTAGCTACATACAATGCCGTCCAATGGATACCACCATTATCCTCTCCTGTCTCATCACATACATCATCTTGGGAATTAATTATATATCCTTTATTATACTTTAATGGTTCATCCAGCAATTCATTTTTAAAACATACACGCTCCAGAGGTAAGTTCATTCGGTTCGCTAAATTAATAATCTCAAAATTGCTTAACATATAATATTAACATATATTTTAAAATATTAATATTATCTTAATTAAGCGGTTCATATTTATATAAATACGCAACGGTCTAAAAAATATGTAATCACGAGTCCAATGGATAATCCAGTTAGAACTGCGAGTGAGATGAGTATCACTGTGACAAGTTTTAGACACGGCTTCCAGTAAGCACATCAATCTTCAAAGTTTGTCGGTAAGATACGAACACGATTAAATCTATCGCCTTAGCAGACAAGTTTGTTCCTTGAATGGAAACTGACTTGGGAACTGAACGCTCAATCTCCAACATACGGCTGATATCCACATAGTAATAGTTGTAAGCAGTCTCAAAGTCCAAAAGACCAACCAAACCAGAGCATAGACCATCGGTTTCAGCACCATTGACGCTATTACATCCCACAAGCTGTTCCACGAATTGCTGGTAAGAATATTTTTGGGTATTGTAAAGGGCATTTTGTCCCGAAACCACAACTTGGAAGTTTTGAAGCAAACACAAAGGACTTGTCACACCAGTTCCAGCTCCGTCAAAGGGAGAAGACAAAGGATTTACACCACCATTTGCGGTAGTAGTAAAATATGGTAAAACAAGGATTTTGGAAATATTTGCCAAACCATTTGTGATAAGCGAATTAATATTTGCTCCTGCGGAAACTGAGAGCACTTGGTATTGATATATGTCTTCATATTCCACCGTCTTAATTTGAGATGCTAAGTAAGCAGCCTCAAAGCTTGGTGCCATCACAAAGGAAGGAACATTCAAAGTAATAGAACGACCAAGGGGAGAAGAAGCAACACCAGCAACGGAAGACTGAGAAGTTAAAACAGACGCACCAACAGCAAGAGAAATAGTATAGTTGATAGCGGCACCAAAAGCAGCAGCACCTCCATTATTTGCGGCAGCACTGGCTATTTGAATTGGCACAACACCTCCAACACTGCTTGAGGCACTATTAATAGATAAATTACCACCAGCACCAGCTGAAGCAAAATTAACAGTGCTGTTATTCAATTGAAGAGTAATTTTTAAATAGACCCCTTTTAACAATGGTAGTTTTTCAAACAAATGATGTAAATGTTTCAATCTTACAATACCATTAATAGCCCATTGGCAAACACCACGAGCTCCTGCGGCACCATCTACCTTAGTAAAGATATAAGATTTCCAAGCAAGAGAAGCATTTGCGGCAGTAAGAAGAGTGCTAAAGGCAGCAGAAGCTGTAGCAGTAAGACCATCGGGGTCATAGTTGATGTATTGCTGACGTTTGAAAAAACCAATGTTTCCAGTATTGTAAGTAGTATTAATACCAGTAACCGCTGGAATAAGCATAGCATTTTGAGTAAAGCAAGTTCCTACACCATTTACGGAAGCAGCAGCATTAAAAATAACTGCTAAAGCATCATCAGGATAAAAACCAATCTCAGAACCTTGAGTTAAGATGTCATTGTAGCTGAGGGTTGTCATCAATTTAAAAGTATTCCAAAGACCTTGGTAATTAGTTTGCTGGATAACCGTTACGCCGTTCCAATCGCATTGTATGCTGTGGATGACTGAACCAAACCAATTTTTCAAACCAGCCGCATAATCGCAAGAGGTGCCAGAAGTAGCAGGAGCAAAAGAAGCACTATTAGAATCAGCTGTTAAGGTCATTACCATTGGGATTTGTAAGTAAGCACTTGGATAATACATATATCGGTTGCTGTTAGAAAGCTGAGATGTATCAATCACACTGGAGTTACCACTGTATTGTCCGTTTTGATTGTCTAAAAGAGAAAGCCAATCCTTACGAACAAAGATTGAAGGAGCTCCTTCGGTTTGTTGAGATAAATCATATACTAAGGCGTCACTCATTATGTAATAATCGGAGATAAAAAAATCAGGTTATTACAATAAATATAGCTAAAGGGAGGAGGTCTTAAGAAAGAGAGAACTTTATATTTTTTTGTTTTGGCTTGGATTGCTTTACCATCAATTGCTCCAACTTTTTATTAATACTCACCATCCCAGAACCAGTGCTTGGCATACCCATTCCAAGTCCTTTTCCTGAATAAGCACTTTCAATTCCTTCTACTTGTTGAAGACCTCCTAAACTTCCTAACAAAAAAGCTCCACCAGTCATTCGTTTCATCGGGACTGCTTTCCCTCTTATTGAGCTCGGTTTATAATAGACCATCTTAATAATACATTATATTATTTTTTCAATTTACGAATTACATTCCTTAATCTCATTGCTGAGGAAATCAACGAGTTCATCGCCGTCAATTGTTTTGTAATCGCCGACTGCTTCTCTGGGTCATCCGTCTTCTCATTCATCAAACTCATCTGAGCCTTCGCCAACGCATCACACAATCCATTCAAATACGCCTCATCAATAGTATTATTAAAGTTCATTTAAAATATGCCTATATTTTTATTTTTTATTTTTTACGCCTGCGTTCGTATTTATATATATATTCGCCGCCATTATTTTGGAGCAGGTGCTTGGCGTTCCCGAATGGCAAGAATAATCGTCATATTTGGGTCTAAAATGACAACTGGTCCGTTATCTGAACCCGTGAGCGTAATGCGTAGCTCAGCATATGTTCCTCCAATCATTTTGTTCCACGAGAACTCGGGGGGCTTCTCTATGATTTGCTCTCCTATTGCTACAGTGGGAGTGATGCTGTAAATGACACTGGATGGAGAGGCATACTTGTTGTCAATGTTGGAACTTGTGACAAGCAGTGTTGGATTGGGTTGAACCTGTGGAGTAATGGTGCTTGTGTAACTATCTGTATTGGGATATGCTGTGCCGAGGTCTCTATCAGAAATAAATGTGTCCGCAAAACCAACAATTAAATTGAAATTAGCAGGGGTGCTGACTTGGGGCTTAAAAGTTTGAGCTGGGAATGGCACGCCAGCAGGGTTCGTAAATAAAGCTGGTAGAGCAGTGGGGAACTGATATGTGTTGAGTTGAATCGCATAAATAGTTGGATTGACAATCCATTCAAAGAAATACACATTTTGTCCTGACCCATTTACCAAGTAGTGTCCGTTTTGTATCATTATATACTGACAGTAGTAGTTGATGTCCCCGATTTCATACAGACCATTTGGAATGGTGATAGTATATGTGGTCTGGACGTTTGCTGCGTTTTCCCAAGTATAAGTAAGCACGTTGTTCCTTAAGGTGGTATTATTAATGTTTTGCCAACTATAATACATTTGTAATGAACTAACAGCAATCTCGTGGTTATTAAATAAAACGGAATTGGGAAACCTATATACCAGCACGGAGTTGTTTGTGCTTGTTACAATATTACGACTTGTTAATATAATGTTAGATGTCATATAGTATAAGCCTATAAAAAATTATCTTATTTTAATCTTTTTTCTACATTGGGTTCCTTAATTATCGGTTTTATAGTTGGAGTAAATCCTAAAGCAGATGGAACTTCGCTTCCACCAAAATAAAAAGGAGGTTGTTGAGATTGTGCTTGGACTTTCGCCACTTTATTCGGTTCAAACATCATCGGATTATAACCAGAGTTCATTATATTATACTATGATATTTATTTTTGAAATGCTTTTATTTGGAGGAGGGAGTTCATATTTATATAAATACTAATTAGCCCAGAATTGTCGCAAATGTCGCAAATCTTGCCCGACTTTCAGGTTTTCCTCTAAGGGTTTTTCACGGGAGGTGACAAATCCTATTTTCGGGCAAGATTTGCGACATTTGCGACATTTTTGGGCTATTTTCTTCTCTCTTTTTCTCTATTCTTCTCTCCACATAAAGAAAAAAAACAAATATATATAAATACTTTACCTTGTCTTACCTGCGTTCTGGATGCCTCTGGATTTATTTCTTGATTGCCTTTTTTTTGCCCTGCTTTTTTGCTGTTAAGTATTCTAATACTCCATAGATTTCATAACCCCGTCCTAAACTATATACCGAAAAGTCACGACTAAAGTCACTACTGATTTTATTTAAAGACAATGCCGCAAATAAATTGTAGTCAATGCTTTTCAAAATACCCTCTTCCATCTCACTTGCTTTCGCCCGTTTGTATCTCCATCCATCTGGTTGCCAATCTTTTTCTCGTTTGTCTGCTCCAAAGTTGTGGTGTGTTGTTGCTTCCATAAGCATACCAAGTTCCTTTTTTTTTAGTTTCTCGCTTTTAATCCAATCAATCACTTCATAAGATAGTGCTTCTATACGCATAGCGATATACTCGTTTAACATTTGCTTCTTCTGGTCTTCAATCACATCCTGTAAATAATCCTTAATTAAATGAACGCATAATTGGGGTAGCATTTGAATATTCATTGTTGCCATTTTTTACTTTAGTAGCCTTTTTATTACCGTCTTACCTTACACCATAAGCAATAAAATTATTTCAATTTTTTTTATTTTCCATAAGAAAATTGAATAACTAAAAAAATTATTTTTATAAATATTTTACCTTGTAAAAAAAAACAAATATATATATAAATACTTTACCTTGTCTTACCTGCGTTCTGGATGCCTCTGGATTTATTATTTACAAAAACTCTTCTACACCATAAGATTTATAAATGCTATTATAATCCTCAATTATATTTACATTAATTTTACTTATTTCTTCTTCATCATCACTATCATTTTGAATACCCCAAAGCGTCATCTTGAATACTCCATAATCCTCTCCATAAATGTTACATAATTCAACAAAAGTCCCATCATTAATTAATTCCCCTCTATCCATATCATCGTTCTCAAACTTTTTCATCTCAATATCGTAAGCGTTTTTAATTAATTGACCGACTGGGTGGGTCGGTCTAAAACTCAGGATATGTTGAAATAATTCGTTAGAAACAATTGCGTTCATTTTTTACTTTAAGTAGCCTTTTATTACCGTCTTACCTTACACCATAAGTAATAAAATTATTTCAATTTTTTTTATTTTCCATAAGAAAATTGAATAACTGAAAAATTATTTTATAAATATGAATATTCTACTGTAGTTCATATTTATATATATACTCTGGGGGCTTATAAAGCGTAGTTGGCTATAAATACTTCTTTTCTATATCTCCCTCCTTTGCTTGTGCTGTCAAACCATTTGTTTAACATCTTGAATGGTTTGATGTAAAAATGTTTGAATATTTGTCTGATGTTTGGACTGTCATTCAAAGTCATTAAAAACTTTCCTTTTACTCCTTTTAAAATGTGAGCCAGCCTGTCAAGGTCAAAACTTTCATCTTCCGCATAGCCAAAGCTGGTGCTGGTATTTTCATAAGGCGGGTCTAAAAAAAAGAATGTGTCCTTGCTGTCATATTTATTTATTATTTTTTCATAATCCTTGTTCTCTATTGTTGCTCGGTTAAGCTTTGCTTTATACTCGTCAATATTTTTTATGGTGGTATATGGGTTATTAACTTTATAAACTTGTTTGGATGTGTTCGCATAAATCCCACTAAACCCATTACAAGTCTTTATTTTTCAAGTGTCAAAAGGTCTGCTTCACTTGTGGTGTGGTTGTCAAAAAAGTATTTGGTTTTTTCCAATGTATTAATGTCGTCACGATACTTGGTTAAATCCCTTGGAGCCTTTTTTAGCATTCGCATTCTCTGAACGGTGACCTTATCCAAATCATTAATAACATTTTTCTCAGCAAGAGGCTTATTGAAAAATACCGCAGCAGACCCCATAAAAGGTTCTACATATATTTTGTGGTCGTCTGGAATATGCTCTAATATTAAATCTACAATGAGATACTTATTTCCCTGCCTACAAAAAAAGGGTTTCAAACCGCCTCCCTCTATTATGTCTTCATCATCAAGAGGTTCTAAAGGCTTCTCTTTTTTTGAAGCACTGCTACCTTTGGTTGGACGGATAGAAGCCATATAAGCTTTTGCTTCTTCTGAACCTTTTAAAAAACGGGGCATTATATATAAAGAATACATTTTATTATTTAATGCGGAGGCAAATATATATAAATATGAACGCCTTTTCCTAATTTTCGTCATTTTTAATTTTGGACTTTTTTGATACCGCAAAGGCGAGTAAAAGGAAACAAAAAATAAATATAAAAAGGCGTATTCCTATTCTAAATCCGCTGTGGCAAGGCTCACATACATTTCGCAAATAACTCATTTTACTACTATGTCGTCTTATATTTAAGTCGTTTTGAGGTTCATATATATATAATTATGAACCTTTACTTGCCATTCGTTTCTCCTGACGCCTGAGTTTATTGCTTTCTAATTTTGCTTTGTATTTTTCCTCCTCCGTTTGCCATTTGATTGGACGACCCTTGCTCTTTTTCTTGGGTTTGGCAACCGCATAATTAACGTCTTCCATACTCATCTGAATATTCTCCCTCACAGGAGCATTCATTTCCTTGCTTAGTATGTCTTCCCCTGCCATACGGAAACGCTCCTTGGCAACATTCGTCATTTTTTTTTTGGGGCGAATGATAATTCTTTCCTCTATCTTCGGAAAAGTCATAAGTGATTTTACATTTGATGGTGGTTTGCTTTCTTGTAGCACTACTGGTTTCTCAAGTTCCTTAATTTGTTTTTTAGTAAGCGGTTTCGGATATTTGCGTTTATATTCCTGACTAACTTCGGGTTTGCTTAAAGCACAACCATATGTAGTATTATTGGCAGACGCCCAGTCTTTTACAAATTGAACCCAACGATTTGGCATTATATACTATGATAATATTTCTTTTTAAAGCACCGCTACCTTTGGTTAAAGCACCGCTACCTTTGGTTAAAGCACCGCTACCTTTGGTTAAAGCAATTCTTTAAGGAGCCAATATGTATCCGAGCATACCTGCGATATACTGTGCTACATAGTCGTCATTATTTCCCCAGTTAGTATATGCCTGTCCTTCTAACTTAACCGTATTTACTTTTTGAGGCGTATTATCAGAGTAACTAACAACACGGAATGTAGCGGATGTATTGGGGATAAGTTCTTTCACATCATACGAGAAGCCCGTAATCGTTGTTACAGTCACCATTTCACTCGGAACAATTGAAATCGGAGGTTGATTTAAACTCATTTACTATAGCTTAATATTTTAATTTTGCTTAATTAACGGCGGGATGTGTGCCGTTCGTATATATATAAATATGCGGAGGATTAAGCTTGAGAAATAACACACCAAGAAGAGCCGTCGCTTATCATTGTTTGCTGGAAGATAGCAGTCGTCACGGTAATGGTAGCTACATTTGTAATAGAACCAATGGGCGTAAACTTTGTTCCTCCCCCCAGATGTGCCATTTTGTATTGGGTGTTATTTGCTTTGCGTTTAAAGGTAATCATATGCCCGTTGTAATTAATTGGGTCTGGCAAAGTAAAGGTCTGACCCGCCAAAGTCACATTCACAGCATAAAAAAAAGGAAGAACCTCTCCACCACGAGGTAAGTTTGTGGTAGTAGCTAATTGAGATGTAGGCATATAAAAGCGAAAACCACCCTGTATATACATTGTCTCATTTATCGTCCCAATCACAATCTGATTGGAGTTCGCAGCCGTCGGAACAACGGCTCCTGAACCAATAATGATATTGTTTGAACCTGTTGTTGTATTGCCCGCTTGATACCCCAGTGCTGTATTATTTGTTCCTGAAATATTGGAGTTTAATGCTTGAACCCCGACTGCCGTGTTTTGACCTGCTCCAGTATTTAAGTCTCCAGCAAGAACCCCTACAAATGTATTGTTTGAACCCGAGTTAATACTGTCTCCTGCTCCCGAACCAACCAAGGTGTTATTGTTACCACTTGATAGTAGATTACCAGATTGAAATCCAATCATTGTGTTGTTTTTAGAAGCCACATTCATTAGCGTTCCGCAGTTTGTCCCATAGATGGTATTCTGTCCGTTGGCATTGAAAGCAATTTGACTGCTATTGAAACCACACACAAGGTTGGTATAATCCGTTGTCACATTTCCGTGACCGAAAACTCCTGCTCCAATGACAATCTGACGCACACGAGTAGTTAAGTTAGATACTGTAAGTCTATTTGTTGTTATATTATAAGTAAATGTATCCACACCAGTGTCATCAATTCGTAGTGACTTTGTTGTCCCAGTGCTATCCACCATAGTTGGATACCAGTCGTTTGGAGCAAGGGAAACTGTGCTAACAGTTACATTTGCGGCAGTAATTGCTGTTCCATTGAAAACGGAAGCAGTTAGTGTGCTTGTGCTTGGAACATACGATAAAGCAGTCGTTGATGGGTCATTGTATAGCGTTCTTTGTGTTCCTGTTGGAGTAGTTCCCGCAAGTGAGAAAAGAGGATAATATGTTGTAGCAGAGTCATCAGACTGAACTCTTACTTGATTGCTTGCTCCAGTTATATTTATAACTGCGGTATTGGTTGTGCTATCATATGAAGCACCTGCGTTATCCGTCAATAAGGAAGAAGTTCCTGATTGAGTATCAGACATAACTAAATAGTATAAACTACCTGTTGCGGTGCTTGATAGTGTGACTTGTGTTGCCAAGTTAGCGGTGCCTGATAATGCTCCTACAAAAGTAGATGCGGTTAATGTGCTTGTGATTGGAACATACGATAATGGTGTAACTGTGGTATCATATAAAAGAGATTGATTTCCTGCTCCTGATGCGGCAAAGACTGGGTAATATGTTGTAGCACTGTCATTAACAGTCAGATTTACATTTGTAGCATTTGTAGCGGTGCCTGATAATGCTCCTGAAAAAGTAGATGCGGTTAATGTGCTTGTGCTTGGAACATACGATAATGGAGTTAATCCACTATCTATTTGAAGAGACCTTGACCCAGTGCCTGTAACAAATGTTGGATAAACTGTTCCTGATGAATTACTATCGGATATATTCAGATTTCCTGAAAATAAACTCGCAACCAAAGTGCTTGTGCTTGGCTGATACGATAATGGTGTAGTTGTGGTGTCATATAAAAGAGATTGATATCCTGCTCCTGAAGCAGCAAAGACTGGGTAATATGTTGTAGCAGTGTTATCAACAGTCAGATTTACATTATCCGCATTTGTAGCGGTGCCTGATAATGCTCCTGAAAAAGTAGTTGCGGTTAATGTGCTTGTGCTTGGAACATACGATAATGGTGTAACCGATGGGTCATTGTATAGCGTCCTTGCTATCCCTGTTGGGGTAGTTCCCGCAAGAGAGAAAAGAGGAAAATATGTTGTAGCAGAGTCATCAGACTGAACTGCTACTTGATTGCTTGTTCCTGACGATGTAGCATATGGAACTATATCATTTGCGTCCCTAAATACAACAACATCAAATGTGGGTAAGTCTTCAGTTGGTGGAAAATATTCTGCCATTTACTATAAGGCTACATTTTATTTAATTAAGCAAACTTCAAAATCAATAATTAAGAGATATCTTAATAAATTATAATCTCAATGTAGTATAATATGCCCCGCTTTTGTGAAGACGACTTTTTAAAGAAAGAAGTAAGAGACAAGCTATATGTCATAACAATGTCAAAGTTTAACAAATATCCTTTAACGGATTTTAATATGCTCTCAATGAAGGAAAAGCGTGTTGCCAACGAAATATTAAATGACTATGTAAAGCATTTGCCCGAGCACTGGGAAACCAAGCTGACCTGTGATTTCAATCTGATTTGTCAAGAGGAAATATTTAACCATCCCAAGATTGATTTCACATCCATTCCATTTAAGCAAAAGCCATTAGAGGAGCTTGGGTTGCCGCCCGTTGAGGAAACCGAGCAAGTAAAATTATTGCCTTGAAATATTTATATAAATATGAATGCCCCATATTGTTTTTTTTTCACTCCGAACACAAAATAATAATTATCTCACTATGTATATATGAATCCGAATACCATTAAAACGAAGACGGACGCATTTAAAGTTCGCAATGCGTATTTAGCGAACCTTGAAGCCGAACAACGCAATTTAGATAAAACTGCCCGAGCTGTTGCTGTGTTTAATCAAACGGGGCAAACTCCAATTCCACCTCAAGATACTCGTTCTGTCACTCAGAAATTGGGAGACATTCAAAAATTGAAAACTGATTTTAGAAAACAATTATTGAGTATTACAGATGGAGCAGAAACTGAAAAGATTATGTTCCAGATAAATGATGATGAAGTGGCACAAGCCTCAATGTTGCTTTCCGACATTATTAGTCAATTGAAACCTAAGTATCCCCTTGGTGTTCCTGCTCCTGTCTTCGTGGAGTTCTTAAGAAGATATTTGCGAGACTTCAATAAAAATCTGGGGCTTGCTTCAGGAACACAGGAAGAAATCGCCAATGAATTAAAATTAACAAATAGACAAATCACGGATGCTGTATTGCCAAACCAACAAACTATGATAGACTTGCTACGCATCATATCTGATTTATCTGGAGGCGATAGCTCTTTACGAAACCGTGCTATGTCAGCTGTATCTGATTTAAGCAGTGCTTTACCTGATTCGGGTGTGTGGGGAAGTGTTGATAGCCTACTTGATGAGACTGAAAGACGTCAGGCAAATGATTTAATTAATGATGTTATTTCGGAAGCACCTAATTCAGAGCAAGTGCGTAATTTATCACGAGATTTGATTGACGCACAGCGTAGTGGCTCTCGCAGAGAAGTAAATAATGTGTTAAATAATATTATTGAAACAATACAAATAGATGCGGATAATTTAAATCGTTTGCGTAAGGCAAATGAGATTATTTCAAATGTTAGCTCACGAGAGGAAGTAGTGGATTTTCCTATGGAAGCTCCTCGTGAAAAAAGCAATCGGGTTCAAAATGTTGCGGAAAAAATGGCAGAGAGAGGTATTGGAGTAAGCGGAAGACAATTAAAACCAACCCCTATTAAAAAGAAAGCTTTGAAAGAAGCACAGGAGATTATAGATATAGAGGATGCTACCGCTGATGAGCTTGAAGATGTAGTATTAAGAGGGCTTAATCCAAAAAAGCGTATGATTAATTGGTTTGACTTTATTCAACGGCAAAGTGCTGGGGTTCCGTTAAGTGCGGAGAAACGGGCAGAGTATGAGGGAATGCGAGCAGAAGAATTATTTGATTTAATTAAGGAAATCAAAGGGGAAACCGAATCAATGTTTGGCAAACCAGTTTATACTGAAAAAACTTATGGTGGAGAGAAAACATTGATGGAATTAAAAGGAGAAGCCCTTGAAGAAGCCAGTGCGGATTATGGAAGTGCCCGAATTATGCCTTCTTATGGTAAGGGTATAAAACCTTTGGTTAAAGGTCGTGGTTTAAGCAAGGGTTTAACTAAAAAAACATTTCCTGACCGTGTAGATTATGAAAAGGGAATCAAAGCCGATAAGACTTATATTCCATTTGGTAAGTATGCTTTGAATAGTCAAAAACTTGCTGGAGGCACTTTGATGATTAAAACGATGAAGGGAGGAGCAGTTCATAAGTTGCCAACGATTGGAATTAGTCCCGCATTGGGTGGCATCATAAAAAAAATGATTGGTGGTGGTCTGCCAACATATAATGAGATGAGCTCCCTTTCAGACGATGAAAAGAACACTTTATACAAGGTATTCAAGTTATCTCAAATTGATAAGGCAGATTTATTACCATCTCCTGACAAGACAAAGGAAGAACAAGAGATGAACCGTTTTCAAATACTAAAAGGTCAAATCCAAGCAGGAAACGACAGCAAGGAGCTCATCAAGGAGTTCAAGGTAATGCTACTCAAGTTCATTAGTATGGGAAAAATCCCCAAAGCCCAAGGAATGGATATCATTACTGAGTTAATGGCAATGGGATACTAATATCGGAGTATATATATATATATGAATGCTTTTCCCCATTTTCCTATTTTCCTAATTTTCCTAATTTCAAAGAGTGTGTATAAAAACAGCCCCTCGTAAGACCACTTTTGAAAAATAGGAAAATTAGGAAAATAGGAAAATGAGTTTTTTATATAAATATGAACCCTCCCTCCTCCAAAAAAAAAGTATTTTATATATATACCTCATTTAAGTTATTTATATAAATATGACCCCATAATAAACTTTTATAATTTAACACTCCTCCTCTATTATCTCCTTGAGTTTCAATCCTCGCCATTTCTTATCTTGTCCTCGCTTGATATTCCACTTATTCTTTTTTACCTCATCGTTAAACTTGACATTTCCAAACTTATTTAATTCTAAAAACTTTTTTAAACTGAAATCGCTAATCACATAATCGTCTCCATTTCCAAACTCAAAGCGAAGCTTTATGAACTCAGCAAACATATTATTATCTGAAACACATTCCTCTTTTACCTGTTTCCATTCCTCAGGGTATGGACTTAATTTGTATCCGTTATTGATAAACTTTTGGGAATAACTATAAATCAAGTTCATTAAAGCAAACTTATATTTTGTTCTTAGTAATTCTCCAAAATTGTTGTTTCTTTTAAACATACATTTTTCAAAATCATCAACCTCTAACTCCTCTATAAACTCACTATCCATTTGAAACATTCTTAATCGTCTTGCTACTCCATTGTCCGCATCTATTGAAATTGTGTGGTTTGAAACAATAAAGGTTTTAAATGTAATTGGCATAACATCACTTGTCCCATACATTACCTTATATTTAATACCTGTTCCATCTGCGACTTGTTTTATAATTTCTGCGTCTTGTTTGCCTTTTGTTAATTCATTTAACCAACCAATACGAACACCTTTCCAAGTTGCGATTTCCTTATGTATGTTTGGATTTTTAAACTCAAAACTGTTGCTTTCAATTTTCTTAGCATAACACGGTATGATGTTACTTAATTCCTCAAATATAACTGACTTTCCATTACTTGCTTTTTGTCCTATTATGTAATAAAACTCTTGTAATTTACTTGAATCTCCAGTCATAGCATAACCCAGTGTGCTTAAATAATATTCTAAATGAGTCTCGTTGTTATTACAGATTTTTTTAATTTCACTTTTAATTTCACTGATTAATTCGTCTGATGCTTTTTCATAATTGTATGGAATTGTTTGGGTAAGCATATCTGAACTGGTTAGTCCCTCCTTGAATATCAATGTTCGTAAATCAAGGATACCATTTTTATAAGCAACTTTGTATTTACAAATATCTAATTTACTGAAAAACTCGCCATCATATAAATAATCCTTTAATAATTTTAAAATCATTGAGTTCTCTTTGTTGTCAGCCATTTTAATTCTATGTGTGAAATAGCTCTCTAATATTTTATGTAATTGTTTTGATTCCTCCTCATTTTCCGTCTTTCCAATTTTATAAGTTAAGGATTCTATTGACCCATCTATTAATCCTTGTATATAAGAGCATACTTTGGTTTGTGGGGCATCCGTTATTCTCCATAAACCAGTTTTTTTATCAAATACAATCCAATTTTTATTACAATAAACAAGCTCATCTTTTAACTTATGACCTATAAATGATGCGATATCATTATTTCCTTTAGATAAAACTTTAATTGAAATGAATTGTTTGTGTTTTATAAACCACTCATTATACAAACCGAGTGTAATTTGATTGTCCTTTGCGATTTTTTGTAAGCCATAAATGGAATGTTTATTTTCTGTTTCAATGTATTCCCAAATCTTGTCTAACTCGGCAACTTTATTTGGAACAAAGTTTTGCGTGAAATCCTCAAAAACTGATTTTGCGTATCCGTTTGTTTTCATAATCGTCATAAGTTTAAACCATAAAGGGTGTTGTATTTTTTGTATTTTACCTCCTTGTCCGATAATCGTAAGCAATTCTATATATTTATCATTGTCTATTTGTGTCACGCTTGTTGGTGATGGACTTATTGGTTTAAATGTTTTTACTTTTTTATTAACCGATGGGTTTATAGGTAAAGCGTCATCAGGGTTTATTAATTCTAATGTGATACCTTGTGTTTGGACGGATAAAGCTTGGAATGTTTCAAAATCTATATTCATTGGTGTTTGAGCTGGGTTTTTATTTTCCATCATAAACTCCCCATCATTTTCGTCATAAGTTATTTTGATTAATTGAGTTACTTGGTATGCCTCGTTTGCTGGTTTTTGAGAGCCGAACAGCATCCAATTACAAGTGCCTTTTGAAATCCCCTCATCAAATACGCTCTCCCAGCTGTTCGTTAAGGGTAAATCTAATTCCGCCTTATTTTTTTCAAAATATTCAATTAATGATTCTCGGATTTTACACTGTATAGGATAAGGGACTGATAATTCAAATACAATATGGATACCATCTTTAGTTATTGACTTCTCCTCTAACCGATTTACATTTGGTTTTTCACAGACCCATACATTAAAATTGACATCTTTGTTAAATCTAAAATATTTTTTAAACTCTTCCAGATAAGCAATAACAATCTGTAAAATATTTCCTTTTGTATGCTGTCGTGTTTCAACATCATAATTATAGCGAAAATCTAAATCAACAACCATCTTATAATTAGGTGTCATTTGTTTTTCTGTCAAATACTCTGTATTCCCTTTTACAAAAACCCAATCATAGTATAATTCGTGGAACAACTGTAGTTCCTCATTGGGGATGCTTAGAGAGCCAGCATAAATATTTAAGTCTTTATCACCAATTCTCGTGTGAGTAATAGGATTATTAGTTCCTTTGGCATTGTGGCTAAAAGTAAATCCCTTAAAGGTTAATTTCTGTTGGGCGTTCATATTTATATATATACTTAAGATTTTCTTTTTAAGCTATTATTCCTTAATATTAATATTCGTATTTTTAAGTAATTGATTTCAATTTTATTTTTAAATAAAAATCAATTTTATACTTTCCTTATACGACAGAAAGGATACCCTCACGCTCTAATTTTTTTTGTATTCTATTCACTTTTGCTTTGATGCGTTGGTTTGCTAAATACTCGGCATACTTGTCGGCATCATTTTTTAACTGTTCTCGCCACTGTTTTGCCACTTCTCTTAATTTGTCACGGTTCTTGGTCTGGTATTTTTGAACTGCTTTCTTAACATTGGCATAATGTTTTTCGGCAGGAGTCATTTCAATTAATACGTCCATCTATATATATATACTAACATAATTTCTTTTTAAATGGTTTTAAAATAATATATTCCTTAATATATAATTAATGAACTTTGTTTTAAAAATGCGTCATTTCTTTGTTGTAGCAATTTGTAAGATTTTAAAATGGAACATTGAATGCCTTATGATTGTTAAGCAAGGAGAGAAAGTAATAGTGGAGACCATCCTATGGAAAGGAAATTGGAAAGGAGATAAGATTATTGGTGAATATACTTTCATTTAGACTAAAATAATATAATATGTGCTTAATATATCCAAATGCCAATAATATTAGACCAAGCACTTTATAATCGTGTTAAGCGAGAAGCAGACGAGAAATATGAGAAACCATCTGCTTACAAGAGCGGGTGGATTGTTAAAACTTATAAATCAAGAGGTGGTAAATATGCTGATGATAACCAACCCAAAAATCTTCAAAGGTGGTTCAAAGAGGACTGGGGCGATATTGGCGGACAAGATTATCCTGTTTATCGTCCTCACAAAAGGGTTTCAAAGGCAACCCCCTTGACTGCCGATGAAATTGACCCCCAACAAGCAAAAGAACAGATTACATTAAAACAAAAAATCAGGGGCATACAAAATCTTCCCCCATTCAGAGGTAAAGTGATACGGTTATCTATAAACCAAAATAAGACTGACAACATCGTTTAGACGCTTGGTGACATACTTGGTAAATCCTTGTCGCCGTAAATAAGCGGGGTCAAGTTGTCTAAATCTGTATTGCGTCTCTGTTTCATCTATTTTTTTTACTTTGTCTTTGTGACTAACTACCCAGTCAATAGCTTCCTGTAGTCCAATTTGGTCTTTATCAAATACAATACTCTGAACCCGATAGTCACTATCCATATCCATTTATATATTTATGGAAATATTTATTTGTTAAAATCCGCAGGGTTTAAATATTCCGTAAAATTGTGGCGAAACTTCTTCTCAGGGTCGCTCTCATCATTGTCAATCAGCAAAAAATTAAACTTGTCTTTAGTAGCATACTCATACATATTTAATAACTGCTCTTTGGATACTCCCACACTAAACTCACTTAACATCAGATTTAATGATTTTTTGTTTCCTGCTTTTAACACCACAAAATAATTGCTATTCTGTCTTACTACTATTGGGATTTTGTAAAAGTGTTGTGCCAAATACATAATCGTCACATTTTTTTTACGGCACATCATAAAATACTCACATACCTTCTCCTGATTTTTTGCCATCATCAAATCATCAATGACAATCAGGTGATTCACATCCTTATCAAACTTATTGAGGTCAGGTAAATTATGGAGTCCTTCTTCCACAGTCACACCCTTGGTTTCTAACCATTCGTAAAGCGGTTCTGATTTGTCTTTCGTCAGCACAAGAATATCTGCGAATGTGCCCTTTCCAGAGCACATATGGTTTAAGAAATTACAAACGAAATTAGTTTTGCCCGTTCCACTTGGTGCGGACACTACAATGCGTGCTGGTAGTTTAATACCGTGTGTCTTAAAGTTGGGGTTATCACTCTTAACTAAATATTCCTTGGGTATCTTCTCATACATATTAACAACAGACATTATTATACATATGTATATATTAAAAATTGGTTAAAGTTATTTAAAAATTAAAATGTTGCTTTATATAAATGGCAGCATATGAACCACCCACCGCAACATATCCAATTTTTGATAGTTTAGTATTTCAATCTCCCAATGAAGCATCCCTCACAATGGCAGAAGGAGACCTCAGGTATTTAGCAAGGCAAAATGTAGCAACAAGTGTTGCTTCCTCAACGACATTCAGCGGAGATGTAAGTGTTGGTAGTTCCATCCTTGACTACACAACAGGAACAGGATTAACAATCAGAACTACAGCAAACTCCGAATCAATGATAATGAATGTTTTGGATGGAAGTGGTAATACAAAACAAAAGATTGAATTAAATACAAATCATCTCCACCTGTATGATAATGTCCGTCTTACGGATAGTAGTGCTCCATCCAATTTTACACTATTTCAGCAATCAGGAGCAACTTGTAACATAGATAATGGTAATGTCAATTCCACTACAATTAATTTAAAAACAAGAACATCAGGAGGTGGGTCAGTGACACCACTTTCCATAACATCAACCGCAATAAGTGTGAGTGGCAATGTTAGATATTATGATAGAAACAACCCAACTAAATACAGCACTCTCACACAAGCAGATATAGCATTCAGTTTTCAAAATACAAGCGTTAATAATGGAACAGTTAATTTTGAAGTAAATACATCAGGTGGTGTGCCTGTTGAACCACTCATCCTTACATCTACCCAAGCATTAATGGGTGTGCCTATATTACTGGATTATACTACTGCGCCAACATCAGGACAACTTGGATTTGTTGCCAAAAACTCGGGAACCGCAAGTGATACGGCAATGACATCAGGCACTGTGTATAACTTAATAACCGCTGGTAATTCTATCGTCGCAGGCACATATAGTGTATCCATTTATTTCCGTGCGACGCATACAGCCGTAGCAGGTTCAATTCAAACATTAAAAATTGGGGTAAGCATAAGCAATACAGGTTTCTCAGGAGGATTTAATGATGTTGTAACAGGTTCCTCATCTATACCTGCTACTGCGGGTGAAATAGTAGGTCAATTAACTCAGACCTTATATGTATCAGCAACAACAACCTTTTATTTATTAGCCCAAATGAGCTTTACAACTATAGTTCCAAGCACAAGGCCGAGCACCTGTTACGCTCAATGGACGCGCATCGCATAAAAAATATCCAATTATATAAATGGCAGATTCCACACTTATTTATGGACTCGCAACTCTTGGAACAGGAGTTTTAGGACTTTCAATACGCTACTGCTTCAAATCAAAATGTGAAGATGTATCATTATGCTTTGGCTTAATAAAAATACATAGAAATACAGACGATGAGGTAAAAGCAGAAGAAATGGAAATAAGCAACAGACCAAAACTGGAAAATGTAAAAAGCAATGGTGATTTAGGAACGATTTAATTTCCAGTTCAAAAAATAAAATCTCACTATATGTATATCAATGTCTGAAATGAAGATGATTTCAATTAAGAAGCTTAGCCCAGCCGTTATGTCAAGAATACGCAACGGGCACAAAGTGCGTTTAATGAAAGGAGAAGGAACTCAATTGGTCGTCCATCAGAACCAGTGGGATGCTATTAATAAAGCATTTACAAAAAATAAAGGAGTTCAATTAGCTTTATCCCCTGCTGAGGTGGAAGCCAATAGAACAGTAGAAGGTGAAGGCATCTTTGGTAAAAAGGTTGATAAAGCTTTAAAGAAGGCTGGTGTGAAAAAGGTTGTTTATAAAATGGGTGCGGTTGTAAAACCTTTAGTAGATGATGCTATTGATATGGGAGCAATGGCTGCCAAAACATATGCTCCTCAGTTGGCTCCTGCTATTGAAGCAGCCCAAGCAACAGCAAAGCAATATTTGGATAAGCCCCAGTCGCTACAAGGTAAAAAAGGTGTAAAGGAATTGAAATCTCGTGCCTTGAAAGCAGGAATGGATGCTGCCGCTCCCATTGCCGCAGCACAAGGTGTGGATGTAAAAGAGCTCAAAGCAATGATGGAGTCAGGTTCAAAAATGCCAATGTCTAAAGGTGAAATAATGAAAAAAGG